ATACGGAATATTATCATCAGAGACGGGCGAGCTTTGAGCGGAATAATGATATCGCGAGCTGGACGGCACAGTATATGGGGGAGCCGATAGAGCGCGACGGCACGCTGTTTTCTCCGGGTGAGCTGCGCTTTTACAACGGCGTATTACCGGAGGGCGAGCCTGACAGGGTATTTGTTGCGGTCGATCCGGCGTATGGCGGCGGCGACTACGTGGCTGCGCCGGTCTGCTTCCAGTACGGGGATGATATCTACGTCCACGACGTCGTATACAGCAACGAGGACAAGAGGGTCACACAGCCGCTGCTTGTAAACGCTGTTGAAAAGCACGGCGTACAGGCAATGCAGATAGAGGGTACGAAAGCGACGGAAGGGTACAAGGACGGCGTACAAGACTTGTTGAAGCAAAAAGGAATACGTATCAACCTTACAAGCAAGGCAGCGCCTACGAACAAGGCGAAAGAACAGAGGATATTCGATAAAGCGCCGGATATCAGAGAGCTGATGATCTTCCGGGAGGAAGGAAAGCGCAGCAAGGAATACAGTCTGTTTATGCAGAACGTGTATTCCTTCAAGATGTTCGGAAAAAACAAGCACGACGACGCGCCGGATTCGCTGGCAATGGCGGTCGATATGGTTTTGCGTCCGTCTATGCGCGCGGAAGTGTTCAAGCGTTTTTTTTAATGAAATTATTCTCATATGCTCTATATGCTGTGCAATAGTATTGACAAGCATAAAAGAATATGCTATATTTAGTATGAAAAATGATAATCTGCGTAATACAGTATCAAAATAACGGGAAGGAGCGTTCGGTTTGGAACTATACGGCAGACGTGTAATATATACCGATTTTGACGAGATAACCGCTGATAACGTGTTGATCGCGCTTTCCCGCGCTATGGCGGTGCATAATCAGAACCGCGTCGAGATACAGTATCTTTACGACTACTACAAAGGCAGGCAGCCGATACTTCAACGTACTAAAGAGTTCAGAGAGGATATCTGCAACAAGATAGTCGAGAACCGGGCAAATGAGATAGTGTCGTTCAAGGTCGGGTATCTTATGGGCGAGCCGGTCCAGTACGTCAATCGCGGCAACACCGAAGACACGGCTATATACGACGCGATAAACGCGCTGAATGATTACGTGTTCGCTGAGGATAAAGCGGCAAAAGATAAAGAGCTTGCCGACTGGTTCACGATATGCGGCACTGCGTACAGAATGATACTGCCGGACCCGGAAAGTGAACAGGATGAAGCGCCGTTTGAGCTTTATACGCTTGATCCGCGAAATTCGTTTGTTGTTTATCACAGCGGTCTGGGGCACAAGCCGATGATGGGCGTTCTGTACGTCACGCGTGATGACGGAACGACGATATACTCCGTATATACGAAAAACAAACTCTTTGAGATATCGTATGACGGTGTGCTTGATTTTGCCGATCTGACGCCGTTCCCGGACGTTATCACAAAGATAGAGGATCACATTTACGGGGATATCCCGATAATTGAATATCCGGCAAACTCCGCGCGGCTTGGCGCTTTTGAGATAGTGCTTCCGCTTCTTGACGCTCTGAATAATATGCAGTCTAACAGGCTTGACGGCGTGGAGCAGTTCATTCAGGCGCTGCTTGTGTTAAAGGGCGTCGATCTTGAGTCCGACGACCTGAGAGCCTTAAAGGAAAACGGCGGACTGAGAATCCCCACAGACGGCGACGCTTTTTATCTGACGCAGGAGCTTAATCAGACGCAGACGCAGACGCTTGTTGATTACGCCTATCAGACGATACTTGTTATCTGCGGTATGCCGAACCGAAACGGCGGTTCTTCTACGAGCGACACCGGCTCCGCTGTCATTATGCGCGATGGATGGTCCGACGCCGAGGCAAGGGCGAAAGACACGGAGCTTATGTTCAAGATGTCAGAGAAGCGGTTCCTGCGCCTCGCCATTGATATTGCGAATACTTACCGTGATCTCAATCTTAAACTTTCAAACATAGAAATCCGCTTTACAAGGCGTAATTATGAAAATATCGAGGCAAAAGCAAGCGTCCTGACAATGATGCTTGCGAACGACAAGATACACCCGCTTCTTGCCTTTGAACATTGCGGTATGTTCGCTTTCCCCGATCTCGCGTATGCTCTGAGCAAGGAATACGCAGAAGCGCGGAAAGAGGAGATCAGGCAAGAGTTGAACAGTGCGGTTGAAGACGATGTACAGGAAGACGGACAAGATAATTGAGTATATCAACAATCGCCTGATAGAGATATTCGGCAAGCTCAAAAGCGTAATGACGTTTGACAGGCTGAATATCATGCAGGCGGTCAAAGATACTTACGCCGAAGCCGATGAGATCATCCGTGAGGCTTATCTTGCGCTTGCGCAGCACGTCTACACCGATAAAGTCAAGAATGACGTCGGACGCAAAATAGATGAGGATTGGCTTGATTTTGTCCTGTCAGCGTATGATCCGGTCAGCAAATACGTTTATGCGAACGAATTTGATCGGAAAAGGTCGAGGCTTGCTGAAGCTTTGATCGCAAGCACGACGAAAACAGCGGAGGTCGATACCGCGCTCAGGGCGTTGTCATTCATGGCTCGCATATACGCCGTGATAGTGACCGATAAAGCTTATTTACAGGCGATGACTGACAACAACGTCAAAAAGGTCGTTTGGGTAGCGGAAAAGGATGAAAAGACGTGTTCTGTCTGTCATAAGCGGGACGGCAAGGTTTATTTACTGAAAGAATTACCGCCGAAACCGCATCCGAACTGCCGTTGCTGGTATAAGGAGGTCAGAAACAGACATTGAACGCGACAAGCCTGCCGCCGGAAGCGGCGGAACAGATAGTTAAGATCATCAGACACGGCGGGGACGCCGAAGTCAAGAAGATAAACGGTAACATCGTTGTTATCGAAATCGAGCGAAAAATCCGCTCAAAGACCGCTATAACCGGGTAGCGGGAGACAGTCAACAGGGACTACAAGCATAACGCGCTTGTAGTCTCTTTTTATTTACGCAAAACAGCCGACGGGCTTTTTTGATGATATCAGCGAGTGAACGCTTTATAACGCAGCGGGCAGACAAGCCCTAAAAACAGAAAATACAGCGGAGTGAACCGCTTCAACAAACGCAGGAGGAATTATGGCAAAGATCGACACGAGCAAAATTGAAGGTTACGCGGACATGACGCCGGAACAGAAGATCGCGGCAATCGAGGCTTACGAGTTTGATGACAACGCGGCGGAGCTTGAGAGGTATAAAAACGCCGCTTCTAAAGCGAACAGCGAAGCCGCTGAGTGGAAGCGCAAACACAACGCTTTGTTATCAGAGGACGAGCGCAAAGCTCAGGAACACACGGAAGAGCTTGACACGTTGAGAAAACAGGTTGCGGAAATGCAGCAGGAGAAGATCGTTACCGGAAACAAAGCGCAGCTTTTAGCGCTCGGATATGACGAGGATTTAGCCGCGGAAACGGCTAAAGCTATGGCTGAAGGAGATACGGCGAAAGTCTTTGCCAATCAGAGAAAATTCCTTGATAAGCACGATAAAGCTTATAAAGCGTCACTGATGGGGCAGGGGTCGAAACCGGCAGGCGGCGGAAGCGACAGCGGAGAAACGATGACGCTTGAGAAGTTCCACAAACTTTCACCCGCCGACAGGTTCAAGTATTCGACAGAACACCCCGAAGAGTACAAAAATCTTTATGGAGGTAATAAATAATGGCGCACACCATATACGATAATTTTTTCCTCTCTAACGAGGTAGAGGATCAGTTTAATTCACACCTTGATTTGCAGTCTTTCTGCACCGTTGACAATACCCTTGAAGGCACTGCCGGTATGAAGCGCAAGATCAACGTTTATTCGGCTACTAACGGTACGCAGAAGCTTACGATGGGGCAGGGCAACACCCAGTCCATCGAGGTCGGCTACATCCAGAAAGAGTATGAAATCCTGCTTGCGCAGAACAGGTTTGAATACTACGACGAACAGGCGATGACCGACCCGATGCTTGTTCCGGTCGGCACCCGTCACATGGGTACCGATATGTTCAATACCGTAAACGGCGATATCTACGGTGAGTTCGCGAAAGCGACCCGCATACTTCCTGTTACGGCGCTGAATTTTGCCGCGTTTGTAGACGCTCAGGCAATGCTCAACCTTGAGAATCTTGAGGGCGTCGCGCTGTTTGCTTTTGTCAGCCCCGCTGATATGGCATCCATAAGAAAAGCGCTGAAAGACGACCTCAAGTATGTTGAAGCGTTCGCAAGGAACGGCTACGTTGGCACTGTCGGCGGCGTCAATCTGTATACGAAGAAAGACGCTACTTCCGGTGACGTCTATATGGCGACAAAAGAAGCCGTTACGATATTCAACAAGAAGGGCGTTGAGATCGAGCAGGTGACGTTTGACAAGCGTTCCGAGACGGCGGCAAATACCCGTCTTAACACCATTTTCAGCCGCAAGTATTACCTTGCCGCCCTTACCGACGAGACGAAGGATATACACATCGCTGTTGGTAAGACCGCGACCGCTACAAGCGATACTACCGTTCAGACCGGGACCACCTATTACAAGAAGGACGGCGCCGGTTATGTTGTGGTTACTCCCGGCGCGAATGATAACCCGTCCACCGAGGGCTGGTACACAATAGCTTAACGGAAGGAGGCAGACAGATGACGCGTACAGAAATGCTGGCACAGCTTGCGACGTTTACGGAAGAAAGTAACGAAAATGTTCTGTCTGCCTATCTTGATATCGCGGGGGCAAAAATTCTTGAGCGCTGTTATCCGTACAGACACGATGAAGAATTGACCGTTCCCTCAAAATATCAATTCACGCAGATAGAGATCGCGGCATATTTGATAAACAAGCGCGGAGCGGAAGGCGAAACGGCTCATAACGAAAACGGCATAAGCCGGTCTTATGAGAGCGCGAGCGTTCCCGCCTCAATGCTGAAAAACGTATTGCCGTACTGCGCTCCATTCTGACGGAGGGCTGCGGCATGAGATGTTTGGAACGCAACAAGACGTTGTTCTATTACGCCAATTTCGTTGAGCAGCAGGATATGACGGACGGCGACGGGTACGAGAGCGGCGAAAAGAGAACCTTGTACACGCCGCCCGCCGTCTATCGCGCGAACGTATCACCCGCAACAGGCAATTCGTCGGTAGAGCAGTTCGGCAATTCGCTCCAGTATGACAAGGTGATCGTCACAGACGATCTATCCTGTCCGATAGACGAACATACGGTACTTTGTATTGACGTTCCTCCGGTCGTTGACGACGACGGCAATCTGATTTTTGATTACATAGTCAAGAAGGTCGCCCGGTCGCTTAACAGCGTTTCTATCGCTGTCAGCAAAGTCGAGGTGACGTGACGATGCAGATCAAAGTCAGCGGATTAGAGGAAACGATATCAAGCCTGAAAAAGTACCGCGATACGCTTGAAGCGAAACAGCATAAACTGCTTGAACGGCTTGCCGAGATCGGCATAAATACCGCAACGCTGAAGTTCAAAAGCGCACAGTACGACGGAAAGAAAGACGACGTTGAAGTCGATCCGGCACCGGAATGGATCGGTGAAAACCGGTTGCTCATCACGGCGCGAGGCAAAGCGGTCACGTTCATTGAGTTCGGAGCAGGCGTTATGTGGTCTGATGAGCACGAAAAGGCGGCAGAACTCGGCATGATACGCGGTCAGTACGGGAAGGGCAAGGGCGCGAACCCTAAAGGCTGGACTTACTACGGCGAAGGCGGAACAAACGGAACTTTTGTTCGCGAGTCCGATAGAGGCAACGTATATCATACGTTCGGCAATCCGCCCGCGAGGGCTATGTATCTTGCCTCTGAGGAAATGCGGCGGCGAATAGCGGAAATTGCGCGGGAGGTGTACCACGGTGATTGACGTTGAAAATCAGGTATATACGCGCGTTGCAGAAGCGCTGAGAGCCGCTTTTCCGGGGATCGCCGTAGAAAGCGTTACAACTTACAGCCCGTCGAAGTTCCCGTGCGTTTGTATCGAGGAAGCGGATAACTACCCGTATACGCGCTCAATCGACAGCGGAAGCAACGAAAACCACGCTGTCGTGATGTATGAGGTCAATGCCTACTCGAACAAGACGAGCGGCAAGAAAGCCGAATGCAAGGCGATCATACAGACCGTTGACGACGCTATGAGTGCGATGGGATTTATCCGAACGACAAAAAGCCCCGTCAATATGGACGCTGCAACGAAATACCGCATATTTGCGCGATATACCGCGATAGTTTCTAAAGACCACATTATTTACAGGAGGTAAATATAATGGCTATTTCAACATATAAAGTATTTTTGATGAAAAAGACCGGCAGCGTCTGGTCGAAGCTGCTTGATATCAAGGACTATCCCGATCTTGGCGGCGAGCCGGAAATGCTTGAAACGACCACGCTGTCCGACGGCGCGGCGACGTATATTCCCGGCATACAGTCTCAGGAGGCGATGGCTTTTACCGCGAACTATACCAAAACAGATTATCAGGCGGTAAAAGAGCTTGAGGACGTCGAGACCGATTTCGCCGTATGGTTCGGCGGCACAGAGTCCGGCGGCGTAGTAACGCCTACGGGAACAGAGGGCAAATTCTCGTTTAAAGGCAAGGCAACGGTGTTTATTTCCGGCGGCGGCGTCAACGAGGTCGTTGATATGACGATATCCATTGCTCCGTCTACCGTTATTACACTTGATTCTGAATAAGAGGTCAATTTATGGCAAAGACAATAACTATCAACTTTGAAGGCTCCGAGTATACGCTTGAGTTTACGAGGAAATCCATTGAGACAATGGAACGGCAGGGCTTTGTGGCAAGTGACATTCAGGACAAACCGATGTCAACGCTGCCCGTACTGTTCGCCGGTGCGTTCCTTGCTCATCATCGTTACGTCAAGGCAAGTGTTATTGACGCGATCTTTGAAAAGCTTACCAACAAGGCTGAGTTTTTAGGCAAGCTTGCGGAGATGTATAACGAACCGCTTGAGGCAATGATGGACGAACCGGAGGAATCCGAGGGAAACGCGAGCTGGGGCGCGAGCTGGTAGGTGTCTCAGAACCCCGCTACGGGGGCGGGATAGCGCAACGTCCCGCCCCTGTTACTTATACCGAACAGTTTTACGAACACCTACCGTTTTATTTGTCTATCGGCATGACCTACAATCAATACTGGAACGACGACTGCCGGCTGACAGAATATTACAGAAAAGCACACGAACTGAAAAACAAGCGTCGCAATCAGGAATTATGGCTGCAAGGCGCGTACATATACGAGGCATTGCTTGACGTTGCACCGATATTGCAGGCGTTCAGAAAAAAGAACGCGAAACCCGTTCCATATCCGGAAGAGCCGTTCCCGTTGACTGATAAGGAAGTTCGGGAGAAAAAGGAACGGGAAGCCCGTAAACGCTACGAGAAAATCAAAGCGAGAATGGAAGCTTTTACAAAGGCGCAGAACAAGCAGAAGAGAGAGCAGGAGGTGACTTGACGATGGCAGATGAAGTTGTTATCGACACTTTACGAATAGAAGTCACCGGTGACACAGGCAAGGCGACAGAGGGCATTGATAAGCTGATAACGACTCTTGAGAAAATCAAGGGCGCGACGAGCGGCGGCAACAAAGGCTTTGACGCCATTCAGAAAAGTCTCGATAAGATCAACGAAAGCATTTCTCACGTCGATTCTTCCGCTTTTTATAAGCTCAAACAGCTTGCCGACGGGATCAAGGGGTTATCTGATGTCGGAAAAATAAAGTTTGGTCACACCGCAGAGGGGATAATGGCTCTTGGTTACGCGGTCGATTCGCTCAAGGACGTTGACTTCTCAAAGCTTGCGGAGATGTCGAGCGGCGTTCAGACGCTCAGCACTGTCGGCAGCTTCAATCTGCCTCAGATGAAAATGGGTGCGTCGTCTGCTGATCCGACCGTAGCACAATCCTTTGAAGGAACGATTGAAGCCGTCTCACAAACAGAAAAACGAACACGGGATGAACTCGCAAAAACAACGTCGCATTTCAGTAAATTCGGTGCTGAAATCAGAAAAGCTATAAAAGATCCTCAAAAGGCGATAAAAGAGTTTCAGAATAGCGCCACAAAAGCGTTGCTCAAGGTACAGTCTGCGGCGTCAAAGCTCAGTAAGGCGGTAAAGTTGTACTTTTCGGCAATGGCGCTGCCGTTCCGTCCGCTTACAAAGAGGCTGTCAGATTTCGGATCAAGACTGAGCAACCTGTTCACCATGATAAAGAAGCGGACGATGTACCGCGCTATAAACGCGGCGTTGTCTGCTATCACAAAGGGATTAAAAGAGGGCACCGACAACGCCTATCAGTACAGCAAAGCGATAAACGGTCCGTTCGCATCGTCGATGGATCGCATAGCGACTACGCTGTTGTATTTCAGAAACAGCATAGGCGCAGCCGTGATGCCGCTTGTAAATATGCTCGCTCCGGCTATCGACCTGATCGTTGATAAAGCCGTCGAGCTTATAAACACGTTCAATCAGCTCTTTGCGCGGTTATCCGGTGCGAGTACGTGGACGAAAGCTATCAGATATCCCAAAGAGTACGCGGAAGCGGCAAACGACGCAAAAAAGGCTAACGAGGATTTAAAGAAAACCATCCTTGGATTCGATCAGCTCAACGTCCTTAACGATAATTCCTCAAAAAACAGCAGTAAAAGCAAGAGCGGCGAAGACTACTCCAAAATGTTTGAGGAGGTCGCGCTTGTCGGCGCGATGAAGAATCCGTTTATAGATTTCTTCAAGCCGTTTCAGGACGCTTGGACGAACGAAGGACAGAACACGATAAACGCTATCAAAACGGCGTTTAAGCAGGTCAAAGATGCGCTTGCCGCTGTCGGTGAAAGTTTCCGTACAGTCTGGCTTAACGGTACGGGGCAGCAGAGCGTTGAAACGATCCTGCGCATAGTTCAGAACATTGTCGGCACGGTCGGCAATCTGGCTGAGAGCTTTAAAAACGCTTGGAAAGAAAACGAAGTCGGCACCGGTATTGTTCAGGGGATATGGAACATATTCAACAGCATACTCGGAACGATAGAGCGCATAACGGAATCAACCAAAATCTGGGCGTCACAGCTCAATTTGTCGCCGTTATTACAGTCAGTACATAATTTCCTTGAGAAGATAAAGCCGCTTATTGACAACATAGGCAAAGCCCTTGAATGGGTCTGGGACAATATCATTCTTCCTTTTGCTGAATGGGCTGTTGAGGACGTTGTCCCTGCCGGAATCGACCTCATATCAGCGGCGATATCACTGCTGAACACAGTGGTTGATAAGAGTAAACCGTTACTTGAATGGCTGTGGGATAAGTTTTTAAAGCCGCTTGGTGAGTGGGTTGGTGACAAGGTAGTTGACGCGCTCAAGTCTATAACTGATCTCTTGAATGACTTGAACGACCTGTTAAGCGGCAAAACTTCATTTAAAGAGTTTATAGATCAGTTATCTTTCGGACAGGCGGTTTTACTGGGTGTTGCTGCCGCGGTCGGAGTGGCTGTTGCCGCTTTTGTGGCATTTCAAGCGGTATCTGCGATTGTAGCCGGGGTCGGCGCAGCAATCTCTTTCCTGACAAGTCCTATTGGATTAGTAATAGCGGCGATCGGGGCACTGATTGCGATCGGCGCATTGCTCGTGACACACTGGGACGAGATAAAGGCAGTTGCTGTTAAAGTATGGACTTCCATTAAAGATTTCTTTGTAGATTTGGCAGACAAGATAACTGACTTTGTAATGAAAGTTATCGAAGGTTTGTTCGATTTTATGAAGAGTGTATGGGAAGGTACAGTAATGGTTGCGAAAGCGGTTTGGGGCGGTTTTAAAGATTTCTGGCTCGGATTATGGGAAATCATTTCAACTGCGGCTAAAACCGTTTGGAATGCGCTTAAAACATTCTTTACCTCGCTTTGGAGTGGCATAAAAACAACCGCCACGAATATTTGGAACGGTATCAGGAACTTCTTTACAAACACATGGAACAGTATCAAAAATACCGCTACAAATGTTTGGAACGGCATTAAGAACGGTATTCTGAATGTAGTTTCAGGATTGAAGAACGGTATCACGACCGCGTTTGATTTTGTTCGTGATCGGATCACAAGTATCATGGAGCGTATACGAACCACCATGACCAATGTGTGGGAAGGTATCAAGAATGCGGTCAGGACTCCGATAAACGCGATTCTCGGCTTTATAGAGCGTTTTGTAAATGGTGTAATCAACGCCTTTAACAACATGATAAACGCTCTTAACAGACTGTCTTTTGATGTTCCGAGTTGGGTTCCCGGTATCGGCGGAAGCAAATTCGGATTTAATATTCAAACTTTACATACTGTCAGCATACCGCGCCTTGAAAACGGCGGTATGGTCAACGCCGGAACAATGTTCATCGCGGGCGAAGCCGGAGCGGAAGTCGTCGCCCAGATGGGAAGTCGGACCGGCGTTATGAACACCGACGAAATGCAGCAGAGCGTAGAGCGAGGTATTCTCAACGCTACGGGCAGTATCGCAAACGCTGTGGCGGCGGCGATCATTAGAGCAAACCAGAACGGCGGCGCTCCGACGGTCGAGGTCACTGTCACGGCAGACAGCGAGACGCTTTACAAGACTGTCCGCAAAGGCGAGAAGTATTACAACAACAGATATCACGTTGTCGCGGGGGTGTAAGATATGGCAAGAACCGGTATAACCGTAAACGGCACGACCTTATACCCCTCCGGCGTGACGTGGGGACTTCAGGACGTAAGCGCTCCGGACGCCGGCAGAACGCTTGACGCCGTAATGCACAAGCAGATGATAGCGCAGAAGGTCAAGCTCTCGCTGTCTTGGCAGAACGTCACGGGAGATATCGCCTCACAAGTCCTAAATGCTTTTCAACAAGAATACTTCAACGTTACATATCTTGATCCGCTCACGAACGGCATGACGACAAAACGCTTTTATGCCGGTGACAGAAGCGCGGCGGTGTATACGTGGGCGGACGGCTACGGGAATATATACTCAAATATCAGCTTTGATATTATCGAGGTATAAGGAATGATAAACGCAAGCGCACAATTCATTCAGGCGGTCCAGTCAGGGCGCACGGATTATAAACTGACAATATCAATGCTGCTGAAGAACGGCGGCACTCTTACACTGACCGAAGATGAGATTTGGGGCGATACTGCGAAGATCGAGGACGCGACGGCGCAGGGCGAGGACTTCACCGTCGGCGCGTTCGTTTCAACGAAATTCTCATTTTCTATCAACAATATGGACGGAACATATACAGATGATTCCGTCTATGACTTTATTGACGCGGAACTGACAAACATATCGCTTGGCTTGGAGCTTGGCGGCGCGGTTGAGTATATATCTCTCGGTCGGTTCTGGGTTGACAGCGTTGACTATAACGGATCGCTGATATCTTTTGTCTGCACTGACAGGGCGAGACTGTTCAACCGTCCGTATCAGAGTGCTTATAATTCGGGTACAGCGACGCTCAGACAGCTTTTAACAGAGGCGGTCGTTGCCTGTACCGGCAGCTCGTCTCACCTTATGTCAGAGGCTTTCCCGAACGAAACATACGCAGTAAAACTGCCGTTCTCGCACGACAGTATGACGTATGCGGACCTTGTGGCTATGGTCGCGCAGCTCGCCGGATGTTTTGCGAAGTTCGACAACAACGGAGTGTTAAGGCTTGCATGGTACCCGGTCATATCTTCCGCTATACCCGCGTCAAGCAGGTATGATCCCGTATATGCGGAACAGCACGGATATCACGTTATCAAATCGCTCAAAAGCGCGAAAATACAGAAACACGATTGCGTTATAACAAAGATCACCGTGACGGAAGAAGTCGCGGAGGGGGAACCCGGCACAGCGAGTTATCCCAGCGACGGTACCGATGATTACGTCATAGCTGTTTCCGGCAACAGGCTCATATCCGCGGGACAGGCTCTTACAGCGGCAAGGGCTATCCGGCAGAACGTAAACGACAGAGCGTTTCGCCCGTTAGAGGTTGCGACGCTTACGAACCCGTTGATCGAGGCGGGCGACGTGATGTATGTCGTTACGAACGACGGAAGCAAGTATTTCAGTTTCGTAACGTCCCGGTCTATGCTTTTAGGCAGCGGCGTAACGATCCAGTGTGCCGGAACTCCGGCGGCGGTCAAATCCCAGACAAGCTATACAGAGCTGTCTAAAGCTATCGCCAAAGAACGCGAACAGAGAAACGTCGTCGCGGAACGCGGAGAAGCGGCGAGGGCTGCGCTCGAAAACAGCATATACAGCTCTTTGGGGCTACATTACACCGAAGAAACAGCTCCGGGTGGCGGCGTAATCAAATATTATCACGACGGTTCTACTCTTGAAGGCTCAAAATATATCTGGAAATTCGACGCCGACAGCATAACGGTATCGTCCGACGGCGGCGCAACGTGGAGCGGGGCTTTTGACGCCCGCGGAAACGCGCTGCTTCAGTATCTTGCAGTTGACAATTTAGACGCCGACTGGATCAACGCCGGTACGATAAACGCCGATCTGATAAAGACCGGTGTGATATCTGACGGCAATAACAACTACTGGAATTTACAGACCGGTGACGTTCATTTTTCAAGCATAGGCGAAACCATTGTAACCGCTGTTGAGAATGAATACGGCGTATCTAATTCTGCAACAACCGCGCCGTCACAGTGGAGTAAAGGATCTCCTGCTTGGGAACCCGGTAAATATATATGGCAGCGCACAACGACCGTTTATTCCGACGGAACATCAGAGGTGAATACCGTCTGCATACAGGGCATAAAAGGCGCGGACGGACGCGACGGCGCGGGTGTATCTATTAAAGGCAGTAAAAGCTCCGATTCTGAGTTGCCCGCAACCGGCAACGAAGGCGACGCATGGATGGTCGGTTCTGACCTGTACGTATGGGACGCGACAAATAACCGTTGGAACAACGTCGGTCAGATCAAAGGGGATAAAGGCGATACGGGCGACGCGGGCGCGGACGGTGTCAGTGTTACGTCCATAACTCCACTGTACGCCATTAATACAGACGGCGACCACGCGCCCGCATACAATCTGTTTACGACTGATATACCCGAATGGCAGGAAGGTAAGTTTATATGGTCGTGCGTGCTCGTTAGCTTCTCAGACGGAACAATGCAGTATTCCACTCGCGTTGTAGATGGCGCTCTAAACACGGTCAATGCGTCATATCACGAGTTCGTCAATAATAGCGAGGAACTACGTAACTCGTATGAGAGATTAGAACACTATGTCGGTTACTCGAAGCTTATAGCAAGCGACGGCAGATATATCACCACGTCTGAGGATCAGCATATCGGCGTAATGGCTGAAAGTATGTCTGAGCTGTTGGAAGAGACCACTCGGACGCTCCGTTCTGAATTACAACAGACCGCCGAAAGCATTACCGCGGGAGTATCGGAAACATACGAGACAAAGACTGCCGCAAGCGAGAAGTACAGCGAGCTTCAGGCGGGTATCAATATCA